TACAAACATCTGAAAAGCAACCAGTTGTGTTTAATAGTTATGATGAGTTTGCCCGTGCTAGTTACGAGAAACATACTAATGAAGCATTCGCACCAAAAGAAGGACAGATGCTTTTGTTTCCTGCACACTTACCACACAGGGTTGAAATTAATCGTACCAAAGACACACGAATTTCTATTTCATTTAATATAATAGCATTATGACTACTGATCAACTACTACGCATCTACATTCAAGTAACTAAAAAAGTTACTAAGTACCCACCCATTAGAAGACACCACAACCTACACTCATTCGGATGAAAATTGTAGACGACTTTCTACCGCAAGATTATTTCGAGCATCTAAAGACTACGGTTCTCGGACATAACTTTCCTTGGTTATATGAAGCACAAGTTGCAAACATAAACGAGAATCAAGATGAACATTTTTATTTTACTCATAGAATATATGAGAATTATAGACCGACTAGTTCTTTCTTTGATGAATGCGTACCATTTTTTGAACAAATAAAAATGGATGCTATCATCAGGGCAAGGGCATTATTGTATGTTAATCAAGGTAAGCAAATTGTTCATGAGAAACACACTGATTATAATTTTTCGCATAAGACAATTGTATTCTATTTGAATAGTAATAATGGGTATACTGAGTTTGAAGATGGAACAAAAGTAGATAGTATAGAAAACAGAATAGTATTTTTTGATGGATCAATACCGCATAATAGTTCTACATGCACAGATCAAAAGGCTAGAGCAGTAATATCTATTAATTATTTCTGATAAATAACTCAGAAGCGTCTGTCTAGATAATGCCTACAGCAATAAAACCAAAACGAAGTACGACCATTGGACAGATACCAGGTCTGTCCGATCTCCAAGATGGAGAAATGGCGATTAATATTGTAGACCAAAAAATCTACATTCGCAGTGGTAATAATATAGAGACTGTAGCATCTGCTGCTACTGGTGCGGTTCCAGTCTGGACATTGTTAAACACTAGCGGTCAAATGACTGTCAATAAAAGATTTATTATTGACACAACCGCACAGGAATTAACCTTTGCTATGCCTACCGTTGGATTATCCATCGGGGACAGCATAGAAATACATGACGCTGCGAATAACTGGCATATAAATAATGTTATTATCACTGACTCTGTGAATAAGTTTAGAGATTATATTGGAAATATAGAGGAACCTCCTCTGATTTTAGATGTCTCTTCAATCACTGTTATGCTTTTATGGAACGGATCTTATTGGAACATCATTAGCTAATGGCATTAACACTCAGTAATTCACATTTTCAACCGAAAGATTCCAAAGGATACTATGTGTATGCTTTGAGAAGAGATGCAGAAGACATGCTACATCTTACTAAGGTTAGCACTGCATCAACCACAGAAACTTTTGACCCCTTTAGACTAGACGGATCACAAGTAGAAGGGTTCGGTGATTATGATGACTATGTGGAGGAAACTACTGAACAAAAATCAGTAAGTAACAATCCGCAAGATAAATATCAACAGATTCGCTTTGATAGGCGAAACATAAATTATTTCCTAGACTCTGAAGGATATCTCGTCCTACAGGTCAACGGATCCCACACATACTCTGGACCTGTATAGAGAACACTAAAAATGGCAGAATTTAGACTTGGCAGACTGAAGTTCAACTGGCGTGGCGACTGGACAACCTCCACCGCTTTTGTCATCGACGACCTTGTAAGGTTTGGAGCGAACTCATATGTCTGCGTAGGTAATCATACCTCAGCATCAACACAATCTGGTTTCTCTGGAGACAGTATTTACTGGCAACTTCATACAGCAGGTTTTGACTACCAGAATGAATGGGCAACTAACACATCTTATGTACCAGATGATATCGTCAAGGAAGGCGGTAACTTATACATCTGTACAAACCAACATACATCTACGGGTATCGTAAGTGCGTGGTACACTTCAGACTTCCCTGCACATTGGGAACTCTTCCAAGAAGGTCTTAACTTTGTAGGAACATACGCAACTAATACTTACTATGGTATTAACGATGTTACCTTATATGGATGTAGACAGTATCGTACAATAGTTCCATTCCAATCACCTGCTGACCAGACTGCCACTGGTGTAGGAAATACAAACCCTTATGATCCTACAGGTATTGGATCAGATTTATTCTTCCCACCAGAGCAAAATTTTGCACCGTTTGATAAAGGATTTAAAAATAGAGGATCCTTTATTGGTACTACAAGATATCAAAGAGGTGACATTGTTGAGTTTAAGGGTTCAACATATGTTGCTATTAGTACAAACCCAATAGAACTATTCCCTAATGAGAACCCAGAAGATTGGAAGTTCTTAAACTTAGGTATTGGTACAGGTGGTAATGATGCATGGGATCAAACTGAAAATTATGCTAAAGGACAACTTGTAAGATTTGGTGGTAACACATATCAAGCAGATCAATTAAAGATTGACGCATTCAGTAGACCAACAGGTATTGGTAGCACCACATTAGACTCAGGTGTTAATGGTTGGTCACTATTACATAGAGGATTCAGTTGGACAGGTGCTTACACCACATCTAGAGTCTATGAGATTGGTGACATCGCTGAGTTCCAATCATCAGCATACATCTCAGTTGCTTCTACTAACACAGGAACAACACCAGGTTCAGACGAAAATATATGGCAAGCATTTGCTATTGGTGATAGTGCAGCATTGCTAACGACTAAAGGTGACTTGCTTACCAGAAATGGTACAGGTCCTACAAGACAGGGTATCGGTACTCAAGGAACTGTATTAAGAGTTAGCACTAGTGATGAGATTGAGTGGAACTTCTCAGGTAAATTAACTAAGACATATTATGTTGACTCTGAGTTAGGTAGTGATAATTCTTTAGGTGAGTCTCCAGACTCAGCATTCAAGACTATTAGTTTTGCATCAACATCAACTAACCCAACATTTGATATTACAAACGCAGTTTATGATGCAACAACTGGTATCACAACTATAACTGCTGACAACCACGGATTATTTGCAGGACAAGAGATCAAACTTGTAGGTTTGATGTTTACTTGTAACTCAACACCAGGTCCAGCAACCACATTCCCATCAGGTGCTGAGGGTTTCTACTTTAATGTAGAATCAATCACAGATGGTAATACATTTGTAACTCGTGTAGGTCCTTCAACTATCGCACACGAATATGTAAGTGGTGGTGTTGTAACAAACGCTGCACCTGTTATCTTGAAACTATCTGCAGGTACATTTAGAGAGACATTACCAATAACATTGAGTAAGAACTTCAATATTTCTGGTGATGTTCTTAGAGGTACTACAGTTGTACCTGCTGCAGGTGTATCCACTGACGGTGTTACACCAAACGATCGTTCAACAATGTTCTTGGTATCTGACGCTACAACGATTCAGTCAATTACCATGAAAGGTTTGAAGGGATTTGACTATGATGTTAATGATCCTTTCAATACAGAGAAGATGCAACACAAGGTTGGTGTTGGAACCACTGCTTGCGGTGTTTACATTAGACTCAACCCTAACGAATCTATCAGAACTAGATCACCTTACATCAAAGACTGTACTACATTCTCAGATCTTGCCAATGATGGCAGTGGTCATGGTGGTGCAATAGGTATTCTAATTGAAGGTGGACGACATCATCTCAACCCAGAGGGTGCAGGATTTAAGTCAATGGTGTTTGACGCATTTACAAACATCAACTCTGACGGTGTTGGATTTATGTTGGAAGACGATGCAGTTGCTGAGGTTGTATCCTGCTTCACTTACTATTGTTCATTCGGTTACTTCTCTGATGATGGTTCTGAAATCAGATCACTATCTGGAAACAACTCATACGGTGACTACGGTGCAGTTTCTGCAGGATTCTCTACTCATGAGGTAGCAAGACCAGGTAAGTTGTTCGGTGATAAGATGGAACTTGTCACAGGTCAGACAACAGGTACGATTTCTGTTGGTGCTACGATGCGTGGTACTGAATCAGGTGCTCGTGCTGCACTAACTAACGACCAGTCATCTGCTGATGCATTATACTTCAAGTATGAAGTTGGATTTGGTAATACAGGATCTAACCCAGTCAACGCAGCAGTCGGTGTTGGTACTACAGTATTCAAACCTGGCGAATTCGTTGAGTTTGATTCTGTCGGTGCAGGTCAAACAGGTAGAACCAAGATTGCAAGTGCTTCAAACTCTGTTGGAGGTCAAAAAGATATTCTATTAGAGGTTACAGGATTAACAACTGCACCAATAGTCGGTGACTCCATTGGATTTACTACAGTTGGTTTAGGTCAATCAGACACTAGTTCTTACATTGTTAGAACACAAACTGACTTTGTTGAACCAACTAAGATGACTGTGTTTGATGCATTGTACACACCTCAAACTGGTATCATGACAGTCTTTACTGTTGGAAACCACGGATTATCATTCGGAGACTTTGTACAAGTCAAGACTGGATCACTATCATTCATATGTCCTACTGGTGGAACTGCAATCGCACAGTCATCTGCATATCCAAGAGCAACTGACCCAATCGCAGGAGTACCAATTCAAATCAGTGGTGTAGGTAATACATTCTTCGAGATTCAAACACTGAACAATAAAACTATCGGTAACGGTAGAGCAACAGAAAATGTACCATCAACTTCAGTTGGTGTTCATACATACATCGGTTCACCTGGCGGTATAGGTAAGACTGCAGTTGATGCTATCACTCTTGGTGATGGTAGAGCAACACTTGCTATCGCACCAGGCAAAGGCACAGCACCTATCATAGGTAATGACAATCAAGCGTTCTTAATGAGAAGTAAGTTCTCCAAGATTAGATTGACTGGTCATGACTTCCTATTAGTAGGAACAGGTAGCACTGCAGATACTAACTATCCAAATGTTAATGAGAACACTGCTTCTCAGGGTAATGAAACTAATGTGGTCGCACCTGGTAGAATCTTCTTCGTATCAACAGACCAAGGAGGTAACTTCAGAGTTGGTGAATTCTTCTCAGTTAACCAGTTAACTGGTGCTGCTACCTTGGACGCTTCCGCTTTCAACTTATCTGGTTTGACTGAGTTGAAACTGGGTGCTATCGGTGGACAGGTTGGTGAATCTATCGCTGAGTTCTCATCTGATGAGACAATGGGAGGAGATTCAAACGCAGCATGTCCAACAGAGAAAGCAGTTCGTGGATTCCTTACAAGAGGTAACATGGACAACACCTCTGGTATCTTAGTTCCACCAAGAGGAACTCAAGCAACTAGACCAACAGGTGTTGACTTGATAGAAGGTGGTATCCGTTACGATACTGACGCAAACACAGTTGAATTCTACAACGGTGGTGCATGGTTACCATTAGGAGCATTCTCATCAGTGGATGTGAGCTCAGGTGGTACTATACTTGCTAACAAAGAGCAAGCATTCTGTAACACATCAGGTGGTGCATTCTCTATCACTCTACCACCTTCACCAGTTAAAGGTGATAGTGTTAGGATCTTCGATGTTAATAAGACATTCGATACACAGAATCTAACGGTCGCAAGAAACGGTAACCCAATTATGGGTGACGCTTCAGACCTAGTGGTATCCACTGAGGGTGCTGCATTTGAACTCGTGTTCTATGATGGAACTCAGGGTTGGAGAATCATTACAGTTTAATTCTCATGGGAGGTTTGACCTCCCTCTTCGTTATATAATTTCTAAATACTAATACCATAGAGTATAACAAATGGCTGACTATCAAACCTATAAGAAAATAAATGGAACCGATGCGATACTTGACGGTACTGTGACGGGATCGAAAACGGTTGGTCTAGCGACCGCACATGTTCGACAAGATTATTACTACAACTGTAACTATTGGAATCCCCAGAACGGTGGTTGTTGTTTTCTATGGACTGTACCATCGGGTGCACAAACAATTAAATTTGAAATCCTAAGTGGAGGAGGATCAGGAGGTCCTGGTCGATGTTGTTCCTCTGGATATGTACCAGGTGGATCAGGTGCATACGGTATTAAAACATTGTTTGCAAACAAAGGAGATTTCACACCAGGTTCATCATCATATACTATTTGTGCTGCAGCATCAACTAGATGTTCATGTTGTGGATGTTGTACTGGTAGAAGTGGTTGTGGATTCTGTGGTTGCACAACATATGTTCAAGGTCCAGGTTTGAATAACTTCTGTGCTCATGGTGGAGCATACGGTCACCATAAGTGCGGATCATGGTGTTATACTTGTAAGATGGTGACACAATGTAACTGGTGTCGTAATGAAAGACAGGCATGTGTCTGTGGTAACTGGGACTTTGCATTGGGTGGTACATCTAGTGCAGACTCTGCGAACCAATACTGTAATACTGAGCACTATCCAAATACAGGTGCAGCACCAGGTCCTTGGGGTGCATCATTCGTTAGAGGTCGTGCTAAATGTGGTAGTGGTAATGTTGTTGGTTGCTGCTACGGTCACGCACTATTCCCAGGCGGTGGTGGATTTACAGCAGGTACTGAGGGATCTAACTGTTGGGGTAGCTTCGGTGCAGGTGGACTGGTTGTTGTAACTTACTGGTCATAACTATAAATAACAAATGAGAGAGTAAACTCGAACAAACCAATGGCAACACAAGTAAACAAAACAATTATTTTTCCAGTACCTACAGAATGGTTGGGTGCGGAACAGGACGATCTTAATGTAGGTGTAGCAACCTATGTTGGACCTAAAAATCTTAAACTCTGGTTAAAACTAGACGCTAGTAATAATAAAACTGATGAAATATTTGATTGTCTAGATCCATCAGTAGCAGGATATACCGATCCACCTGCAGACATATATGTGGTCGATCTAAATGCGGATGAACATCCAGAACAGGCAGCAGCATTGTTTGGAGGTATCGCAGGACCTAAATTTATAGAGGTTAATGCAGGTCCTACATCAGAACCTAATCCTTACATTGAAGATCCCGCACACTTCTCTGAGGTGTATGACATGACGAGTTTTGGTTGGGATCCAACTCTTAACTCAGGTGCAGGTGGTTGGAAGACTCCTAAGTTCTCTCAGGAATTAGTTGATGAAGATATATTTGGTTGGGATTGGGTAAGAAAAACCAGAAATGCGATGCTATCAGGATCTGATTCAAGGATTCCAGAGGATGCACCCGATGCATTCAAGGCAACTTGGAAAGAGTATCGTCAAAAATTAAGAGATCTTCCTACTGATTGGGCAGGAATAGGAACTGCAACATACTTGATTGTATGGCCTAGAGATCCTGATCAACAAGCAAAGGATATAGAAGTTAAACAAAACAAAGCAACCATCACTGATCCTACAGATGGTGAATATTATGATGGCGTTCTAGTCAATGAAGACCCTAACACCTAAAACAAAATTGACTTTTTAAATACAAAATTCTGGGAAAATTTTTTCCAGAATTTTTTTGACCTTTAAGATTTTTTTTAAATGCAAGACCATGTAAATTATGAAGTAAAAAGAACTGGATCAGAATTTGATCCTGCAAAATACTTCCAGATGTTTGAATTAAATGATGACCTAGAGGTAAAGATCTTAAAAGATATAGGACCTCAAAAGAAATCAGTAGTAGTAATAGATAATTTTTATAAAGATCCTGATGCTGTACGACAGTTATGCTTGGACTCTAGTAAAAGAGATGATCCTGGTTTATTGTCTTACTTGCCTGGTAAAAGAACTTATATTGAAACCACTGCAGTAAAACATAAGATCAAACACATCTTTGATGATTTATGTTTTGACCCTGAGATATGGGGCGGTGGTTACTGGCAGAATAAAGAATGGTATGAGAGAGAATGGGGAAGATCAGCATTCATGTGCAATGTTATAAATGATGAGACTCTAAAAGCAAAACCAGATGGTATCATTCCTCATCAAGACAAATATGAATTATCAATGCCTCCATTGTTCACACAATTTGGGGCGGTGATATACTTAAATACTCCAGAGGAATGTGCAGGTGGTACAAACCTTTGGAGTTTTGATGGTCAAATGTCTTTACCATTTAAAGGACCTACAGGAATTGAAGCACCTTCTTATGGCACTGATATCATGTCTAAGGAAGAAATTTTTGAGCATATACATTGGGAATTGAACACCAGTGATAGATGGAAGGTTGAACATAAGTTTGAAATGGTGTATAATAGGTTAGCACTATACGAATCAAAGGTATTGCATAGTCAGAATGTAGAACTTGGTATGTTTACCGACTATGACAGGATAAATCAGGTTCTTTTTATGTAACTATATAAATCATGAGATCCAAAGCATTTTTTATTAATGGTGGAGCAGGTAGAGTTATCTGTTCCATCCCTGCCCTCGAAAAGTATGCAGAGACACATGATGACTTTATCATTGTCGCAGAAGGTGGCATGAATTTCTTCAAAGGTCATCCTGTACTGCACAAACACGCATATGATTTTTGGCATAAAGGTTTGTTTGAAGACAAACTTAAGATGCGTGATTGTATGACTCCAGAACCATATAGAATGTGGCATTACTACAATCAGAAGTGTAGTCTTGCACAGGCATATGATATGGAGATCAATGGTTTAGATGAACCTAGAGAACTTCCTAAACCAAATATCAAAGTAACAAAATCAGAAGGAATACAAGCACTTAATACACTAGAACAAATAAAAAATCAAACGGGTAAAGATAAAGCAATAGTTGTTCAACCATTTGGAAGAGGTGTTATGAACACCGAGGGATACATTTTCGATCCAACCTCTAGAAGTTTTAATGTAGGAGATATTTCTCAAATAATAAATGATCTTAAAAAAGATTATACTGTCATAATTATGAGTGAGTTTCCATTTGAAACAGGTGACAGTCCACATACACATGCTCTACCACAAGTTCCAGACATCAGATTATGGGCAGGTATAATACAGTCTGCAGATCATTTCTTAGGTTGTGATAGTGTTGGTCAACATATTGCTAGAGCAATGGATACAACTGCAACTGTTGTAACTGGTTCTACATTTCCAATTAATATATCATATCCAAATGAAAAGTCATTTGATATTTTTGATATGGGTGAAGGCATCCGAACATATTCACCTTTGCGTATGACTGGAGAAGATATGCAGGACATGGAGAACGATGAGTGCATGACCATGACAAAGGATGATATAAAAAAAGTAATTGATAGTTGTAGAAAGGCATTAGGTAAACCAACTACTCGTAAGATAGTAGAACAAAAACAGGAACAAAAAGAATCATGTTGTGATGATCCTTATTGTCCAACAAGCACAGTAACACCCAAAGTAACTAAGAAAGGTTTTGGTAAATGACT